TTTAGCCGCTTGCCCGCAGTGTCGGCATCGGCTGTAAAGTTGTTTGTGTTTATCCTTGCACATCGCAACCGCGAAGGCAAAGCCTATTGCAGGGAAACCAAACTGATAATTGAAACGGGGCTATCAAGAGACAAGGTTAGACGCGGCAAGAAAGAGCTAGTTAGCAAGGGCTTAGTGACTATCGAAAGGCGGTGGACTTGCACAAACAGGCGAATGCCCGATGAGTGGATTATTGCCGATCCATCTAAAAGCCAGGACGCAAAACCCACCCCCGGGAAACCTGCTCTGGGTTAAGCATAAGCCAGGACGCAAAACCCTACCCAATAGGGATTATCTATCTCTGTACAAACTATAGAAAAACTAACTATACTTTACAGCACCTACTCTTTCACCCTAAACGCGTCCACCTATTAAGCAATCCTTAACTACACAGGAGCAAACAATGGCTGTAAATAATGCCGACTGGATGGCAGAGCATATGGCATGGGCGGAGAGTGTGCGTATAGCAGGCACGCGGAACCAAACAGCAAACACTCAGGAGCAAACATTGACACTGAAACAGCTTCAGGACAAAGTCGAGCAGCTAGAGGAACAGATTTCCATTCTAAGTGCTGCGCTTGCGTTTGTTATAGAGCGTCCAACGCCTACAGGCAACTACAGCGCAACTGATTGCATCGCTAACTAGCTATTTGCCGTAAACCGCTACACTACTACAGGCGATACGACGCGTCTGACGCCAAAGTCGACACATAACACGTTTCACGCTCAACTGTAAATAATGCAGTTTAACACTGCTAAATGGCGATTCTGAGCAATATCTTTTCTTACACATTAAAAAGGACTGGTTATGATTAACGGCAGGCCCACAAAACTAACACCCGAGGTTCGGGAAGAGGTTTGCCAGGCGATACGTGCAGGCAACTACCTTGAGACGGCCGCCGCGTATGCAGGCATAACACGCGAGACATTTTATGACTGGATGCGTAAGGGTCGAGCGCAGAAGTCCGGCGCACATGTAGATTTTGTAGATGCTGTCGAGAAGGCCCTTGCTGATGCTGAGATGTTTGCACTCCAGACGATCACCAATGCCAATGAATGGCAAGCGGCTGCGTGGCGGCTTGAACGGCGCTACCCTGAGCGTTGGAGAAAGCGCGAAACGACGGAACACACCGGCAAGCTCGAAGTTGAGCAGACGACCAAGATCGTGATTGGCGAAGACGAAGAACAAAAAGTAGAGTAACAGAAATCGGAGGCGTCGTACTGCAGTCATTTGACTTAGGAACAGGTCATTTGTGGGGAGATAAACCCAAGCGGCGTCTCCGAGGCAACTAACAATGATAACACTGGAGATAAGCCCGAGTAGATTTAACCCCGTATACCTCAAGCGCATGATGGGCAATGACCGCAGGCTGCAGATATACTACGGCGGCTCATCCTCTGGCAAATCCGTAGCGGTTGCACAGCGGGCAGTGTTGGATATATTTGGCGGGCAGCGCAACTACCTGGTAGTAAGAAACGTTCAAAAGACGCTGCGTCAGTCCTGATTCAACGAGCTGCAGAAGGTTATATCGGCGTTCGAGCTAACCGAGTATTTCATCGTCAACAAGAGCGATTTGGTCATAACGTGCCTGGTCAATAAAAAGCAAATCTTGTTCGCTGGTCTTGACGACCCCGAGAAGATCAAGAGCATCACGCCCCAAGATGGCGTGCTTACTGACATTTGGGTTGAGGAAGCCACCGAGTGCGACAGGTCGGCTATCAAGCAGCTTGACAAGCGGCTTAGAGGCCGGAGCGATTGCACCAAGCGCATGACACTGAGCTTCAACCCGATCATTCGCGACCACTGGATATACACCGAGTATTTCAGCATTTGGGATGACGGCAAAACCTGGGCGGAGTCAGGGGACCTGAGCATCCTGAAAACGACGTACAAAGACAACAAGTTTTTGATGCCCGATGACATCAAGGCGCTTGAGAGTGAAACCGACCACTACTACCACGAGGTCTACACCCTCGGTAACTGGGGTGTCCTCGGCGGCGTCATCTTCAAGAATTGGCGTGTGGAGGATTTCAGCGACATCGAGCATACGTTCCCATCGTTCCGGCACGGCATCGACTGGGGATTCGGCGTTGACCCATTCGCCTACACCAAAACGCACTACGACAAGACCCGGCGCAGGCTGTATATCTGCAACGAGATATGCGCCGTTGGGCTGCTCAATCAAGAGGCGGCGGCACTGGTCAAGCCACTCGCGGGGCACGACATCGTAGTTTGCGATTCAGCAGAGCCTAAGAGCATAGCAGAGTTTAGGCAGTTAGGCATCAACGCAGTGGCGGCGGTCAAAGGCCCCGGCTCTATCGAGTTCGGCATTAAGTTCCTGCAATCGCTGGAGATCATCATTCACCCGCGCTGCCAAGAAGCTCGCAACGAGTTCGCAACCTATAAATATAAAGAGGACAGGAACGGCAACGCTTTGCCTGTTCCGCTTGATCGAAACAATCACATTATTGACAATGTGCGCTATCAGCTAGAGGATGCTTACAAGAGCACAATAACCCGCGTGGCCGTCGGCGGTTCGCGCCCAACATATCAGCCGAGGTAAAAAATGCCAGACCCGAACAACGTAAAATCGCGCATACCACCAGCGGACATGCAGTCTGAACTCGTGCTCGCCATGTTGAGTAACAGCTCACTCGGCTATTTGAGCGGCTACCTGCAGAGCTTGCCGATCTATATCGACGACCTACAGCGCGACTTCGGGCTAGACACGTATGAGCGGATGATGCGTGACCCGGCGATTATATCAGCTGTGGGTAGCATTGCGACCGCCGTGCTGTCTGAGGGCATTCGCATTCTTTCGCCGATAAATAGCCCATCCGTGACGAGCGAAAACCCGGACCAGCAGGCGAAGTACGAGCGCGGGCAGGAAATATGTGACTTCGTTAATCGCACGATGGAGGACTTGCAGCAGCCGCTTGACGAAGTGCTCTCAGAGATGCTCGGGTGTCTGAGCTATGGTCATTCAGTTGCCGAGCAGACATACGAGCCGCGAAACGGGCAGTTGATACTAACCTCGCTAAAGGTCAAGCCGCGACAGGCGTATGCGTTTGTAGTGGACAACTACATGAACCTGCTCGGGTTCACCGCCGCGAAAGCAAGCACAGGCGGGATACTCTCGGGTATGCTCGCTATGGTATCGCCCGAGCAAATCATTGGGCGCGAGAAGTTCTTCGTGCTCAGCAATTCTCCGGTCTGTGGCGATCCGCGAGGATCCTCAGTTCTGCGGGCTGCGTATAACTGCTGGTGGCTCAAGCAGCAGTCGTGGCCGAATCAACTCAAGTTTCTAGCTCAGTTCGGAACCCCGTCGCTCTTCTACATCCTCCCTGAGGGTGCTAACGAGGCTGAAGTCGTGGATGCAAATGGCAACGTCGTGATGGAGGCCGGCGTGCCTCTCACGATAAATGCAGAGGACGCCGGCCTTGCGAAGTTGCTTGCATTCCAGAGCGGTTCTGCGGCGTGTTTACAGCACGGCTCAGAGATCGGCAAAATTGAGGTCGCTGGTGATGGCGAGGCGTATATCAAAGCTATCGATCTTTACGACCGGCAGATGGTCCGTGCGATCCTAATGACCACACGAGCTACGATGGAAGCGCAGTTCGGTTCAAAGGCCGACAGCGGCCATGCGCAGGACGTTGTGGGACGTATCACTCAGCTTCTGAGGCGCAAAGTTGAAACCGCATTCACTCGACAGGTCATCATGCCTCTGGTAAAATATAACTTCGGTGATGAGGTTGTCAATGAGTTTTGCCCCAGACTGGCATTATCGCATGTAAATGCTGAGGATGTAGTGGCCTACGGCAATATGATCTCCAACCTCAAGCAATCGGAATACCTGGATGTGAGCCAATATCCTGAGATTGATGCGTCTCTCGGACTTCCACAGCGCGATATGCAAGCGCAGATGGAGCGGGAGGCGGCGGCTGCTGAATTGCAGCGCGACAATGCTCAGATGCTATCCGGGGCGTTTCCAACAGCAGGAGGTGACTAGATGCTTTTCCTAATTGCACTTTGCCTGGGCGTTTATTTTATCAGTAGGGACATTGACAACTGGAAAAAGAGACGGCGATGAACCCGTTAGCGCGATTCGCGGCAATGGTCTATGTTGAGGAATCCGCCGCAAAGTTCAGATCGCAAATTATTAGTCAGAACGACAAGGCCCTGCGAACGCTATCAGAGGCATACCGAGATAGCTGGCGGCGCGTATCTGGTCAACTCGATCAGGTGACAAAACAGATTCAGGCTGCGCAGGCGATAGGCAAGTCTTCAACGCTTCGTGTTCCCGGCTCTAAAGTCGCACTCAAGCCCAACGAGTTTAGTATCAACTGGCTTGCACGGCAGGCGCGATACAAGGCACTGCTCACGCAGATGGAAAGCGAGTTAGGCAAGCTCGCAAAGCTGGGCGCGGCTACGACTACAGACCAGCAGCAGGCGGCACTTGACCTTACTCTAAGCCATTCGCGCGATCTGCTCAAGTCGGCAGTGGGAACACCACCGCCGGGATTAGGCATATCACTGAATCACGCGCCCACCGAGGCATTAACTAACCTCGTCGGGGTATTGCAGGACGGCTCGCCAGTAGCAGCGTTGTTCGATCAGTTTCCGGCTGCAGTGATACAGGGTGTCAAAGATACGTTCAAAACCTCGCTCATAGAGGGCTGGGGGCCGCGTAAACTGGCCGCTCAGATCAAACGGGCTTATGGCGAGGGATTGACCCATACGCTGCTCACCTGCCGAACAGAGACGATGAGAGCCTACAATACCGGCGCTCACGAAACGTATAAGGCCAATAGCAGGGTCTGCAATGGCTGGATTTGGCTATGCGCGAGAAGCAAACGAACATGTTCCGCTTGTTGGGGAATGGACGGCAGTTTTCATACCCTTGACGAGCGGTTGACAGATCATCCTGGGGGCCGTTGCGTGCAAATTTGCAGCACGCGGCCCTGGAAAGAAATCTATCCTAACCAGGACGTATCTGGAGTCAAAGAAACTTCAACGCAACCGTGGGAGCCTGAGAAATTCTTTTCGAAGCTGAGCGTGTCCGATCAGCGACACGTGTTGGGAAGATCGAGATACGAAGCGTGGAAAGCCGGGAGCTTGAGGCTGAGAGATATACCGAGAACGAACTCATCGAAGATTTGGGGTGACTCGGTTAGGCCGGGAACGCTGAAAGAACTCGGGGTGGCGCGCGCTCCCCGCAAACAATCAACCAAATAGCATTCACCCAAAGCCTTCCGGCTCTACCGGAGGGCTTTTTGCATGGTAACTGGAGGCACTATGAAGACTCGAATCGTTATCGTTATAACCAAACTCGGCGTCGTGGCGAAATACCAGCAGCGCGTGAGGCGGTTTCGCTGCCTGCCGTGGCTGACTTGCTGGAAAACCGTTCGCGCGACCGTTCCGCACGCCGATGTCGCAGGACTTTACAAAGACCTTGCGGCGTTCCTTGCGCCGTGCTGGACTAACTTTGAGGTGTCAACTTCGCCGCGATCAGAACGGCGGCGTATCGCCCGCAACTGGGCGAGCCAAGTAACGAGAAAACTAGCATAAGGAGATAATCCAATGCCACCTGTCATGACCGCGCCGCTCACGGACAACGACAAGAAAAACATGCTCGCCGGGGCGTTGCGCATCCGCAGTTACAACATTGACGACATCACCGATACCGACGTTTTTTATACTCAGGACAACGACCCAGGCATGGGCACATTCAGAGGCACTTACCAGTGCCCGTATACCATTGCCGACAACAAAGTGACCATTGGAACGCCGACGCAGGTCGTTAAGCGGACGATCTACCAGCCGCTGGTCGTGGTGGGTGCGTTCTCTCTTGACGGCGAAGCGCAGTTCTCCGGTGATACGGTCATCCGCTCGGGCAAGGTCTTTGAATGCGGCGACTACCCTGACAAGGGCTTCTCACTCACCGAGGCTGAAGCCGACGCCGCGATCACGGGCTTCAAGTCCGTGAACAACGATCTGGAACATAAGCGGACCATCCTTGACGGCAAGCTCGGCTCGTTGTCTGGGCTGAAACGAGTCGGTAACGAACTGTTTGGATCTGTTTCGATTCCCAAGTGGTTACACGAGGCGGTCGGTAACACGCCGATCAAGACCTCGCTCGCTTGGGACATAGCAAAAAAAACCATTGTTGGCCTTGGGCTAGTGCTCAACCCGCGTATAGCGGACGCACAGCTCGTGGCCGCATTCAACGAGGCTTCCGGCCTCAATTCTAAGGAGGGCATAATAGTGCCTAAACTGACGTGGTTCGAGAACCTAAAAGCGCTGTTCTCGGACAAGAAATTGCCAGAGGGGCTGGAGGACTTCGACCCGCAGACCGTGAGGTTTGCCGAGGAAGCTCCCCAGCCGCCAAAGCCGGATGCAAAACCGGCAGAGGCAACGACATTCAGCAAAGCGCAATTTGATGCGCAGGCAGCTCGCGTGACCGAGCTTGAGGCTGAACTTGCGAGCAAGGCGGCTGTCGAGTTCGCCGATGCTGCAATTACGGCGGGCAAGGCGTTCCCGGCTGAGCGCGCGGCTCTTATTGCTCAGTTTGCTCAGGCTCGCAAAGACGACAGCGCGGGCATCGCCTGTTTCGCGGCTGACGGCACGACTCCTACAACCCGTGTGGTGGGCTTGCAGTCAATGATCGAAGCGCGACCATCTCACGGCCTCACTGCCGAAATGATCTCGGGTATCGACCCGAAGAACCCGCCTAAGCTCACGGTATTGTCGCCTGCGGACTTCAGCGGGGAGAATCCCGAGGTTCCGACGGCGGCAGGCAAGCAGCCGAGCGACGAGCGCGTGAAACGCTTGGCTGAGTTCAGCCATATCAAGGAGGTAAAATAAGTGGGACTCATAAACACTCTCACAGGCGCGAAGCTCGAAGCGTTACCGGGCTATAACGCTGTAGTTGACGCTTTGGCGTTCATGCCGAACCTCACCGTAGTCAAGGGTACTGTTCTCGGGCAGGTGAGTGCGGCTAACGCCACGGAAACGCAGACCATAACCTATAACGCGGCTCCCGCTGCTGGAACCTATACGTTGTCGATTGTCGGCACGGACGGGTCGACCTATACCACAGCGGCAATCACGGGCCTTGGACTGACCGCCGCCGCATTGACGATCACTATCAATGCTCTGCTCGCCTCGGCGGGTTATGTCGGATGCACAGCGGTTGTGACTGGCACGACCACGACCGGCGCGTTTACTGTGACGTTTGCGGGGCGCTCGCTCTACTACAATATGCCGCTGATCACATCCACGGTTATTGACCTGACTCAGGCCAATGCCTCAGCCGTAACCGTCACGGTGGCAGCAGGCACGGCAGGTGTTACCAAGGGCCTGTTTGGGCCGTATGTTGGTGACAAGGTGGCTACTCCTGCGGCTCCAACCGTGGCGTGGAAAGGCTCCGCCGGGTACTTCCCGGTTGACTCGACTCACGTAGTCTGCATTACTCACCTAACGGCGCAAGGGGAATCGCTTCCCAGTCCTGGCAAGATCATGGCAAAAAGTTCGGCCACAGACTCTCTTGACGTGACCCCGGCTACCCTGCCTGATGGAGTTACCGGAATCAATATCTATGTTGACGGGGTGCTTGCAGCGACTGGCGCGCAGACATCCGCGACGCTCGTAAACGTGCCTGGAGTTGTTACGTCTCTCGCGCTCGGCGCTCTCTCGGGAACGCCGCCGCCTAGAGTTAGCACTGCATTCTCGAACACCGACGGCAGGCATATTGCTCGTGCAATCGCTATGACCGACTTTGTGACCAACAGTCTCGGACAGGTTGGCGAGTGCGCTTCTGGGCAGCAGCCGTTGAACGGCATCTACAATCCGACTGCGGCGGCGTATTTTGCCGGTGCATTCAAAACCTCTGAGCTGGTGACAGGTAGTGCAGTGGGCGTTACTGCCGACGTTGTCGCTGACCTCGGGGCACGTTTAGCTAAGGGCACGATCACCGATGGCGTGCTCGTGATAGGAGGATAATCACAATGAGCACGTTTCGTTACCCAACCACGGTGGAGCTAAGGGTCATCAACGATAAACTGCAACCGCAGTTGACGGCGACCGACCCGATCTTCACGCACTTTCCAATAACCGATGTTGATTCTTTTGACATCAGTTGGTTCCAGCGCGATGATTATTTCGGGATGCAGCAACTCAGGGGCCTTGATGGTCAACCGGGCGTTGTGTCTCATCGTGGCGCCAAGCAGTATTCCTACCAACCAGGCGTTTACGGTGAAGTCTACTCGATTCCCGAAAGCGACCTAACGCGGCTGGCTGAACTCGGGCAGGTGTCCGGCAGACCTATGAGCCTTGATAAGCAGGTGTTGGAGGGCAATACGTTCCTCGCTCACCGCGAGATCGTGTTGATGAAATACATTCTGTGGACTCTGTTGTCTACAGGCACGTTCTCCATAGCCAAGGACGGCGTTCCTGTGCTCACCGACGCATTCCCGATTCAGACAGCTTCATCCGCTGTCGATTGGGATACGGTTGCCACAGCCACACCGATTGCCGATTTCCGGGCCGTTCAACTGCTCGGGCCTGACCAGGGCGTGAGCTTCGGCGCGGGCGCGACCGCATACATGAACCGAGTGACGTTCAACAAAATGTTGAGCAATACAAACAGCGCGGATTTGGCGGGCAGGCTCTCGCAGCTCATACAGGGCTTGGGCACTGGTGCAGTTATTGGCGACCTTGCGACGGTCAGTAAGATTCTCGCTGGTCAAGACCTGCCGAGCATTCAGGTTGTCGATGGTGGTTACAAAGCCACAGCAACAGGCTCACTGACTCCATATCTGGCGACTGACAAGGTCGTTATCGTCGGACAGCGACAGGACGGCGAGCCTCTCGGTGAATATCGCCGAACCATCAACGCAACCAACGATCCTGTAGGCCCTGGATCCTATGCCAAGGTTTGGGACTCTGCGGTAGTGGACGGCGGACGTCCTCCGCGCAAGGTAGAGGTTCACCGTGGTCATAACGGAGGCCCGGTGCTCTACTATCCGGGTGGTATCTGCGTTCTGAGCGTGTAGTTTCCGCTCACTAAAACAGAAGCAAGTTACGGGGGTGGATTGCTCCACCCCCGTAGATGTTTGGAGGATACTGTGCAGTTTACCGTGCTTCATAATCTACTGACCGGGCCGGGTATTGCCGCTCACAAAGGCGACACGCTTGACGAGTCTGCGCTGCAGGGTGTTGACATCGAGCGGTTAATCGGGCTGGGCGCAATTGCCCAGACGGCAGACGATACGGCAGGAGTCATGATGGCTGCTGAACCCGAATCTGTGATTGAAGTCGCGCCGGAAGTCGTCAAACCCCGCGCGAATAAACCGGCCCACAAACGCAAACCCAAGTCTAAATAAATCAAAACCGAGAGAGAGGCAAAATACGATGAGTGTTCTTGGGGCCATTAATCCTGATGGAAGCTTGATAAACCTGCAATGTGATACAGACGGCGCGCTGAATGTTGCAGCAACAGGCATTGATACGGGCGTGCTGTCCGCACTGCCAACCTCAATGGAGGTCATAACAGACACAACTTCTGCCACACCCAACGCTGTTTCTACGGTTACGTTTGCCGCTACGTCTGCGAGTGTTTTTGTTCAGGCGACCGGCAACGATCCGGTGGACGTGAGCTTTGACGGTGGTGCGAGCTATAAAACTTTGACGGCTACGCAGTGGCTACAGGTGGACATTCGCAGGGCCAGTATCAGGGTCAAATCTTCGGCTGCAAGCGCGGCGTATGAAATACTGGTCGGGAGTGTGGCGTAAATGACTATAAGGTTATCTGATCCCAAACTAGCCAATACCCTGACCGTCGCCGAGTCCGGCGGCGACTACATGAGCGATGCGGCTGCTGTATTGGCTGCTGTCGACGGCGACCTGATAGTTGTCGCACCGGGCGTTGAGATTGATCATACTGACAAGGCGGGTGTGGTTGTCGATAACCTCGGCGGCATTCAGCCGACAAAAACAGACTGCATGAAGCCGCTTGTGCGTTTTGCCAAGTATCCTCTGCCGAAAGTGACTGTTACTGCTGCCCCGGCTGTGCTCATCTGGCAGATTGATGACGGCACTGATGGCGGTAGCAATGGCGCGCGCACTGCGAATATTACGAACTGGTGGAATACCACTTGTTCGTATCTTGGGAACGTCAAACCGTGTGACTACCTACGTTCAAAAGGCATCTATCCGTCCGCTGCGGTGGTGAGTGGCATAGTGGCCTTGGCTGATGCTGGAGATGTCAACTATTTGACCTCGGCAAAACTTAATACATTAGTCGAGTCATATGGATGGGAACTGTTGGCGCATACCGTCAATCATGGCGATGACCCTGCAAGTTTTGAAGCGTTCGACGCGGAACTCACTGGCTCTAAACGGTTCGTCGAATCTCTGGCCTGTGGTCAGTCGTGTAACACGTTCGTCTATCCTGGCACATGGTTAGGCGACTACAGGCTCAACACCCCAGCAAAATACAACGGTCCTGCGGGCGTTCGAGTGCGAGAGTTGTTCGTCTGTTCACGCGGCTCTGGCCTGCCGTCGGCAACGCTCTCATATTTTGATACCCCTGGCGACCCACTGTTACATTTCTCTTTGCCATGGCTTTCAGTTAAAGCGGATACATCGGCGGCTCTTATCACGGAGTTTGAGGAGATGATGGTGCAGCCTGGAGGATTGTCGATACTCCAGCACCATAAAGTCGTTGCCACCGCTGAAGGGTCAAATGTGTCCCTGGTAACGTGGAAGGCTTTGGTGGATGCGGTGGGTACGGCAATTGCCGCAGGCAAGTTGGTTTGTCTCACCACATCCCAAGCAACTAACTGCATTTTACAATCACCTGCCTATGACTCGACAGGCGCGAAGACAGAACGGTTTCGAGGTGGTGTTCCTGGAGGGCAGTTTGACGTTACCAAGACTGCTAACAGTAGGATAATGGCGTTTCCGGCCACCGCCCCGAGCACTCATACCATCAGGCTCTATGGTGGAGCGGGAGAAGTAGCTAGGGTGGCACTCAATGCGGCAGGCACGGGATACAGTGCAGGCGACGTGCTTACTATAGCAAGCGGCGGAGCCGACTGCACAGTTACCGTTTTGACTGTTGGCGCAGGCGGCGAAGTGCTGACGATCAATCCTATACCCACCGTCGCAGGCACGGGATACAGCGTGGGGGCAGGCGAGGCTACAACGAGTCCTTCAGGAACTAACTGCACCCTCAATATTGTTGACCTCGTGTTGGCAAAGCCAACGTATCACTATTATCCGCAGGTCAAGTACAATGAGATGCGGTTTGAGTCATCAAACGCAGATTGCCGCATGTATTTCACAGGCAGATACCGACCCGGCACGTGGCACACCATTTACATGGATGTCGCCGCGCCAAACGGAGCCAACAACGGTGCCCTTGTTTATTTACGAGCGCAACACTACAACCAGGCA